CTCAACCGCTGCATCTTCCATCTTCTCGCGCTGTGTGCGCGGGATGTCTTCCCATTTTCCCAAGCCTTCGACCGCGAGGATATCAGGACCCACGTTGTAGGCGCGCAGATACTTCTTGGCATTCATCGCGTGGTAGACGGCTTCACTGCCGATCTTATCCATCTCGCGCTGAAGCTTGTCCAAATCCAGACCAAGCTTGCGAGCATTGTTGATCTCGTAAGCAGTCATCTCATGTGAATCAGGGGCTTGGATGAACTCGCCCTTGGGGTCAACCCAGTAGCCTTCACCATCCACCGTCGTCAGACCTTTTTTGAAAGACTCAGCCGGAGCCTTATTTGTGCTCTCGACCGCTTTTTGAAATAACCGATCCGAGGCATCCCCAGTGGCGCGCTTCGTGTCCAAATCGAGGAACGGAACCATTGCCGGTTTCTCGATGTCATCCAAGGTGAAAACTTTCGCTTCATCCTGATTCTTGATGCTCTGGACCGTGTCATCGAAAAGGTAGACTTTGATCCAGTCGATCTTGTCTGCGTTCCGCTCCACAAAAGAGCGAACCGCTTCCCGCTGCTTGGGCCAGTCCTTTTCACGCGCTTCGATGGTAATGCGCCCGGATGCGTCGGCCCAATTGACCTGGACGAATCCCTCTTTCAAGGCTTCAATCCGGTTCTGCTCGGTGTTCTCGTCCATCGGCAGACCATACTTGCTGCGAAGTTCGGGAGACTCGTTAATGAATTCGTGATGCCACTTGCCGCCCAATTGCACGGGTGTGCCGTCCGGCAGAATCCATGCTTTGCTGAATCCGGCCTGTGCAGGCTTCATCTTGAACTCTTTCTTCGCAGCCTTCTTCGGCTGTAGTTGGGTGCTCATATTACCCCCATCATCTGAAATTTCAGGAGCCGAGTCAAGAACTTTCTTTTGTAAATTAGTCTCAGAGGTATTTACATTTACTGGAAACTTAGGTTGATAACCGGGCTTCTCTTTACGGAGAGAGTATCCCGCAGAGCCTTCGCCTGTGGCGGCTTGCCATGCCTCATTGAAAAACTGCTGCTGTGCGGCGAGGATCATCCCTTCCTCGGGATTGGTCGAGATCAAGTCCAAGGCCCGCTTGCCGAACGACTCTGCCGCGATGTTCAAAAACTGAACGAACTCTTTGCTGGGGGCATTTAATCCAGTTTGATATGCTGCTTCCGTCAAACCATCTGGCGTCTCATGCGCCCACTTGTCGAATTCTTTGGGTGTCATCTTGGCGACCGACTTCACCAGTTCTTCCGCCTGCTTCGCCGTCTTGGGTGGCTGGAATCCAGCGGACAGCGTGAGAGTATTACCGCGAAACTCCGGCACCTCCGGGGCGATCTGAACCTCTTTGATGTTCTCCAGATTGAGCCGTTGGATTGCTTCCAGAAATTCCGGCATAGGCACGCCCTTGGCTTGCGCGGCGGCTTCAATCTGTTGACGCAGAGGATTGACCTCTTTGATCGGACGACCTTCAATTCCTTGACGTGCTGCTTCCGCGCCCTCGAACGATCCACGAGGAATAATCGGGATGGCAGTGCGGCCCGGCTTTGTGGCTTCGCTGACATCCTGACCGGCGATGTTAAGGGGCAGCTTGCCCTTCTGCACCCGGGCAGTATCCGGCAATCGGAAATTGAAAAGCATGTTGATCAGGTCCGCTTTAGTCTGATCGAGTGCGGCAGGCTGGCCCTTCTCCGGGGGAGCAGTCATGCCCGGCATCTTGGGGACCACCAGTGATTCGCCCGCGCCGGTGCGACCGCCCATTTGATTCTGGACGAACTTCTGCACGTCGCGGTAAAGTTCCTGCCATCCCTCCGAGGTGAACGAGCCCTTCTCAATCGGATACGGTGATGCTTCAGAAACGCCGAGTTCCTCCAGCTTCGCCGCTAACTTGTGCGCATTGGCGGCGAACACCTCGGGAGCCCAACCGAGCACCTGATACTTGTCGCCCTTCAACTTCAAAACCTTCTCCGGGAAAAAGGTCTTCTCCCACAGCGAGCGCGCCTCGGGCGGCATCGTGCGGAAGGTTTCGATCATTTGTCGTCGGACATCTCGGTTTGAAGTTGTAGCTGCTGCCGGTTCTTCCGGTGCTGAGAGATAATTGATTTTAACTCCTGCTCGCTGAGCGATAGCTTCCGCAATCGTCCCGAGTAGTTCTCGGGGCGAAGCTGTGCCACCTGCAATAGGTGTTGTAGGCGCTTCCGCAGCGATCTGTGCCGGGTTTTCTTCGGTGATGGGTTCTTTGACTTCGGGCTTGGGCTCATTGGGCTTGGGAGACGGAAGCAAGGGTTCACTGGGACCTTTCGGTTTAACGACGGGTAAAATCTCCGGTTTGGGTGAACCGGCTTTGGGTTGAACGAGGTGCGGAGCAAGCCGGACTGCCTCAGTCACTTTGAACTTAGGCGAGACCTGACCGATTTGAGACGTGACCTCCGGCGACAGTGGCTCACCACCAAGGGTGCTGACCAAGTTCGCCACAACGCGCGCGAGACGGCCCGGGAGCCCGGGATTCTGCAACGCGGCGCTGAGGTTCTTAAAGACCATGTCGAAATTCTCTGCCGCGAGTTCGCGAGCGAGATATGAATCCGCAATCGCGGTAGCTTCCTGCGGCGAGAGGATGTCGCGCCACACTTGCTGAGAAATCTGATTGGGATCAACGCCCTGATTCGCTTCCAGAGCGGCGTCCATCTTCTGGCCCAAGATTTCTTTCGTGCGAGCCTGCACGTATTCAGCCGTAGGTTCGGCACCGGTGATATTCCGATACTCATTGCCCACCGACATCGCGATCTTTTCCTTCGCGTAGTCCAAGCCGGTGCCGGTCGAGTCTAAAATGATCTCGCGCCAGTCTCCGCCCGGGGCGATACGATTGGCGTAACGCTGACCCTCTTGCTCCCACTGAGGACCATACTCTTGACGGACGATCTGATCGATGTGCTGATTCGCGTCCTCACCGAGCACATCCTGAATCGCATGAAAAGCTTCGTGGGGCGCGGCATCCACATTGCGGGCGATGATCACGCGCCGGGTGCCACCGTTCTTGCCGGGGATGTTCGCGGTGAAGAACCCTTCCTGTTGGGAAAGAGTTTTCGCTTGCGCATCGCTCACGCCGTTTTGCTTCAGAGTATTTTCCAGCGATGCAGAGTCCTTCGCGAGGAACACATCTGCGTCCGCATGCGAGCCCTTGAGGAATTGACGGATGGCGTTTAAACGAACCTTCACCGCTGGCGACGCGTCCTTCGTTGCAGCGATATGCATGTTCTCGAAGCTGGAATCAACCTGCCCGGAAGGCGGAACATACTTATCAACACCCCATTCGCGCGGTGCGACGATCTGACCGCTCATGATGCGCCCGCCCGCCCGCTTGGCTGCGTTCATGCCGCCGAAAAAAGCGCCAATACCCACCGATTGGGTGTCGTGCGGGGATTCAGAGGTCAACGCGGCTGTGCCGATGTCGAACGCGAGGCCCTTGCCGATCTCAGCGGCAGTGCTGGGCACGGAACTGGCCACGTCCTTCGCAAGCTGCGCTGTGGCCGACGTAACGGGAGTTTCTCCAGCCACTTCTTTACCTGCGGCTTTGATACCTTCACCGATCTTGGAAACTTTGCTTCCCAACTTCGCCGCGATCTCGCCGCCCTTCAAACCTGCGAGGGCTGCGATGGGTCCGCCCGTCATCGCACCCTTAACAAACCCAGCAGTGGGTCCAGCGACCTTAACAGCGCGTCCCCCGAGGTCCACAAGATTTCCAGTAGCCTGAATCGCTTTACCAGCCGCTTCTTCAGCCGTGGGCAGCTTCGCAGCAGTCGCTTGAACTGCTTTCGTGACGCCTGCGGGCAACGCAGCACGAACTTCCTGAGCAGCGCGGCCAACAGCCTTACCTGCGCCACCAAAAGCGCGGCCATATGTATAAAAAGAAACGGGATCACCCGCTGCAAGGGCCTGAACTTCCTCGGGGCGGATCGGTTTGCCTGCGGCTTCGAGTTCCTCGCGCACATTGACACCAATTGGTGTCAAAAATGCGCCTTTGCCTTTCGTGATGTCCTCGGCGATATCGCCGACACCGACATCAGACCATAAATTACTTACTTTTTGCTCCGGCGTGAGATTTTCCTCGACCCCGCTATACGCGAGCGCCGATTTCTTCACAGTGTTGAGGGCTTTCTTTCCAAGTTGAGCGACCCCAAACATGCCGGACTCAGTTCCCGCGACGTTTTCCATCACCCGGCGCTGTCCTTCCTGCGCGAGTTCCGTATGGAAGCCCGGGTTCCTCGCATCGCCGGTAATTTCACCAATCGCGCCCGCGACGGGAACGCCGATCAGCGCGTTAGCATAGTTCCACGCCTGTTTCCCGAAGCCCTTCGCGATGCCGAAGGCAGTGTGCGCCATTTTACCGGGGCCGGGGATATCTGAAAGTTGAAAACCGCGCTGCTTGATGCGCTCATGCACGTCAGCGACCTTGCTGACGAGATTCTGATCCCCCCACAAGTCCTTGTTACGGCGAAACTCGTTGACGAGATCGAATTCCTTGTCCTGAGTCGCAAGAGAAAACAAATCGTCCGCCGAAAGGTCCCGGAGCGGGTTGATCGAGGCAGGCTGCTGTTGAGCAGCCGCTTCATACGCCGAGATTTCCTCGGGCGTTAGCTGGAGCGGTTCGGACATAATTACTGAGCAGGGTAGAATTGACCGTCCGGGCCGCGCCGCACTGGGCCACGACCGGGTAAATTGATGACAGGACCCATCTGGCCTTGCGGAGCCGCAGGAGCAGCCGCAGGGGCCGCACCACCGGGCTTAACCGCTGCGTTCGCTTGATCGAAAATGGATGCGCCTTTGGGAGACACGCCGCGCAACACCTGACTGTTGAGGTCCAGCATTTTGTCCCACTGATCAAGATAGCTGTTCCACGTAGGCTCGTCTGATGTAAGGCCCGGGAACGATTGCTGCAAAAAGCGAACGTCCTTGTCGGACAGATTGCCTTTCATGGCCTGCGCGCCTTCGAGCACTTTCTTGTTGATGAGTTGCACCAGCTTTTGCTGAGAGTTATATTCCGTTTCACGAATACCGAGAGCCGCCCCAACCTGATTCAACGTCTGAACCACCGAACTACCCGCGCCGGGTCCGACGATGTTAGCTTGCATCAAAAGTTTCTTCGCTTCCGAAACGTTCTGCTTCAGTTGATCGTTCACCGCGAGGTTGCTCGCGACGCCCGCAGCTTCTTTGCGCTGATTTTCTTCCTCCGTGAGGTTCGCACCGAGACTGATGCCAACGCCGGGAATCTTCGTGCCTACGGGTTGCACCGCAGTAGTGGATCGCGCTGGTTGAACAGAAGGCATCGCCGGAGCCTGAGCAGCCGCTTTCGGCTGGATGGCAGTCGGTAACAACTTCGAAAGCTGTTGATCACGGGCAATCGCCTCTTGCTGCGTGCTCGCGGGTCCAGAAAAATTGGGCGTCACCGCTGGCACAGCCGATTGAGCGGTAGGAGCGGCTTGCTGAACCGGGGCGGCCTGCACCGCACCGGGCTGAACACCGGAGAACGGAGTCATCACGCGCGTGTGAAGTTCATTTTCCAACTCGGGAGAGATCAACTCGCCGGACTTGTTGAACTTGAGCAGAACCTTCTGGCCATTTTTAAGTCCCTCTTTCCACTCCACGGGAGTGAGACGATCAACGGCGGTCTGCTTCTGGATTTTCCAGTTGTAAAGTTGCGAGCCGAGTTCGGCCATCTTCGCGTAGTCGGGTTTTCCGGTGCTCGTGACCGGAGCCGGGATGCCCGCCTCAGGGGCGAACTGTTGAAAATACTGAATCGCGGGTCCATACTTGATCTGTGCCTCTTTGGCTTCGATGTCGGAGCCCGCCAGATGCGTCGCGCCCGCGCGCACAGCTTGCGCCTCGGGAGACTGCCCTTCCTTCGCGATCATCGCGGCCAGCTTTTGCTGCTCCGTAATCGCGGGGTTAGCGGCAATACGGCCCTTGATATCCTCCGCCGTGATGAATCCTTGCCGCACAGCGTTTGAAAGCTGCTCAACGGCAAGGGGCGTGATCACATGGTCCGGTTTCGCCACGATGGACGACGGATCAATGCGACCGATTGATTGCTGAGGTGCTGATTCGAGACCCATAAAATTATAGTCCCCACGTTCCGGGCATGGCGGGACCGGTCCAACCGCTGCGCTTCGGCACAGAGTAGTTAGATTGGGGCATCGTCAACCAGTTAAGGTCTTGACCGCTCTGAAGAACCTTCAGGCGATCATTATACCGCTGCGTGAGAATGTTTCCGACACTGCCGGTCGTGTATTTCGCTGCGTCTTTCAGTTGGCTTTTCAGATAGTCCTGTGCAGCCATATTAACTTCGCGGTTACGAGCCGCTTCATTATCGCGTGCCACCTGCATCGCTTGCTGTTGCGCGAGCACCGTTTGCGCCTTGACCAAATCCGGGTCCTGCTTCTGGCCACCGATCAAATCCTGAAGCATCGAAAGTAAATCCTGTTGCGGATTCGTAGACTGATTCTGACCATTCAAAAATGACGGAGCGTTTGTGGGCGCGGGTGTAACGTTGTCCACCGGATGCGTCGTCCCCGGAACGACATTGTCACGACGAACATTTGCGCCGGTTCCGTTGGTAGCCGCTGGGACGATGGCATTCGTCAAAGCTTGACGAGTGACACCACCAGACGCCGCAAGTTTTTGCTCCGGTGTCATGGCCTGATTCACAGCATTGCGAATCATGGTCTTGGGTAGTAAGGTTGATGCAGTCCAGCCCATAGGTTATACCGGGTTACGAAAATAATATTCGTCGTCGCTCATGGTCTTTGGCTTGTTCAGGATCGCATTCAAAAGTGACCCGGCCCCACTGGCCGCGCCACCGATCATGTTCCCGACAGCGTTGGCCTGACCAATTGTTCCGCGAGAGGCAACGTCCGCCGCGCTCTGCGCGAGTTGATTCGTCGCGCCCACGCGCGCGAGCCAAAGATTCGCGATGTCCGTGCCGCCGAGACCCGCTTCGGGCACCATCTGATTCGATTGACTGAGCACGCTCTGCGCCGCGCCGAGTTTAGCAACCGACTTGTTTACGAGATTCGGAAAAAGCTGGCCGAGAACCGCTTGACGTTTCACGTCCATGTCCTGCGCCGCTTCCGCAAGCTTCGTGGCGCGCGCCTGACGGTCGGCCTTGAGTTGAATCGCAGCCGTGCCGATGATCTGACGTAAAATGTTTCCACCAAAACCTTTGGTAGTAGCGGACCCGCTCATCTGCCCGGTCTGTTCCAAACCCGCATTGACTAGTTCGGCCTGCACATCCGGGGGGATGCTCGCACCCGCGTTAATCTCGCTGAGTGCCGCATCAATCAGTTTCGCTTTGACATCATTGAGCCCCGGAGTCCCAGCAATGGCCTCATCAGCCGCGACACCGGCAACCTTGTCAGCATCATCGCCGGTTAGACCTGCGAGACGATCAGAAATTTGCTTCTGAGAATTGTAACGTTGGTTCAGTAGCTCCGGGTCAATGATGCCCTGAAGACGAAGACGATCCTGCGCGCGCTGCTCGTCGGCGATGCGCGCCTTGTTGTTGATTTTGCTCGGGTTGAGTTGATCGAAAACAAACTGGCGCTGTTTCTCAATCGCCTCGATTTGTTTTTCTGTGGCGTCCTCGATAGCATTGGCTTGCATGTAGCCGCCAACGATGCTACCAACCGCGCCGAAAAGTGAGTCCCACATAAATTAGTCTTTCTGCAAACACCAGAGAGCGATGGTCGCGGGGAACGAGGTGCTTCCACCACCATCCGCGATGTCCAAACTCGTGCTCTCGCCGTAAGTTTCGAACGCAGCACGCGTCGCGAGCCCGGCAGCAACCGTCAACTCCGTTTCGGGAGTGGCCCCCGCATCTTTTGTCGCTTGCGAAATCCATCGACCGCGCACGCTCTGACTGCCTTCGCCGAAAACAGACCAGCCGGGATTCCGAGTGAGTGCTTCCGTCAAGACGGTGAACGCGACAAACTTGATGTCACCCGGGACACCCGCCATTGTGCGCCACGCATTGCGCTCCCACCAAATCAAACACGCGATGTCCGTGTCATAATACTGCTGATACTCCACCGGCGCATTCGGACGATTCGCAGTCGGGCCGGACAATACGATCCCGGAAAAAGGCACCCACGCAGCACCGTTGTAAACGTGCCAGCTAATCGGATTACCAATGCTCGGGTCATCCTCAGTCGCGTCCTTATCGGTCTTTAGCCACACCGGAGGGTCGGTTTCGGACGGCGCATTCTTTCCAGTCTGAAACCAGCGGGTCTCGGAGTCGGAAATATCCTGCGGCACATACCGCTTCAACTCGTCATCGAAGACATACCACTTGCTGCCGTCTTTCAGCCACGGACCAACATCAGATGTCGGTTCCGTGTCGCCGATGAAGATGAAGTTTGACCCGCTCGGGGACACGATTTTCATCCGTTTGACGATCTCTTGGGCGAGATCGTTGGGCTTTCCTCGGAAAGTCACCGGGATTTGAGCCACTGAGATAATCAGGTTCGTGTCATTCATGCGTAGTCACTAAAAGGTGGGTTTTTTGCCGCATAATCGCAACGTTTAATACGCCTCAACTTCCACGCAATCGGGGCCGGGCGAGCAGCCTGAAACCTTGAAATATTTACCTACTGGACCCTCACCTTTGGTCTTCGTGCCGGTCCAAACATTCTCACCAAACGAGCCGGTGATCGAGAAGGACCAACCGCATCCAGTTTCGTTGGCGGCACCAGACGTGACGAGCGCCGAACTGATGCAGAACCCGTGCAACTTGTGCGGGGGCGGAATCACGCATCCGGGGCACGAGCCGGGAAAGCAATCGCCGCAACTCGGATCGGGTTCAAATTCCTGATCGATAAAATGTCCGTCGTTGACTTTCACAGGCCACGTCCCGGACCACTCAACCGCTTCAGCACAGTTAATCCCCGGGGGAGGGTCACTACCGGAAATTTCGCAGTTGACGCAGTTCGTCCAGAACAAACCGCAGTCCGTGATATCAAAGAGAGCGGAGTTGAAATTCTTGATTCGATACTGCGTGCCGGTCGAGCCATAGTCGCACGTTGTGTCGGTGCCTTCATTCGAACTGCACGGGTCCACGGGCGGAATGACGGGAGTTGTAACCGGGTTACTCGGCGGACCTTCGCCCTCGGTCGTGATCGGAGTGACAACATATGTATCGCCACCTTCGGGAGAGCCGGGCGGCAGCGGGACTCCACCTCCACCGGGCGGAGGCGTAACACATTCAGCGACGAGGATCAATTCTCCGCCCACCACCTGATAAATGTTATAGCAGATGACCGGTGGGTCCTCGCCGGGTTCAGTTTCCCAGTTCAACGAAAAAGGACCTGCACCCTCCCCGAGCACAATCACGTTGCCGACTGGCCGGATGCGACCAAACGGATTGAGCACCGGCAGAATGAGGGACAGAAGTCCACTGCCGGACAGAATCACCTCGCACGCAGCGGGCGACACATACTCAATCGGAGGACGACGAGCAAAAATAGTTTCGATTACAGAGTTCATAGGGCTTCACCAATTCCAAGGATTCTCGGGAGCAGCGCGGAGAGTTCAATCTCGGCGCGTTTTTGCGCGACTCGCTCAGCAACTCGATCTGCCGCATCCTGCGACACCACGCTCTCCCCGTATCCAACTCCCACGGACGTGATATTTTCTTGTGTGATAGAGACGGTCTTGTTCGCGGTGTAGATAACAATCTCTTTCGCTTCCATCTCGGTCACGAGCCCATCGCGGTCTTCGCCCTTGACTCCGGCCCCATCGAATCGGACGCCGTTGTAGCCGGTTTCGTTCTGGCACGCCTCGTTGGAACCATTTGTGTCCACCTGCTCATGCGTAGAGAAGGCGCGAATCCATCGGATGGCCGCTGGACCGTGACCCACGATGAGTAACTGAAAGCTTTCATCGATATCTTCATTGTTCGAAGATTCCACAGGACATGAACCGCTCTCGTCAGATTTCTGCCGGGCTTCTTCAGTGCGGGCCACGCGAGTCTGAGGTTTAAACGCAAAGATTTCGGTCTCCGCCGTGATCTCGTGCTCGGGCACAAGGTTACCGCGCTCCACGTTGAACCGCTTCGCGAGAATATTTTTGTAGGCCCCGCGCAAACCGCCAGCGTAGAACACGCCGAGGTCCAAATCTTCTTCGATGCCGACGAGCGCAACTTCCGCCCACCCGAACTTGCACATCTCCCCGGGAGGTTTGGTCTGCGAACTCTGACCAAAATATCCGCGCGTCTCCACGAACCATGTGATCGGGCATCCGTTGTCCAATCGATCTGGACGAAAAGCTTCCCACAGACGATTCTTGTCGTCCTTGTCAGTGGACACATGAAAAATTCGATCCTGACCGACGATGTTCCCATACACCCACTCGACCGGGCGAGTCCCGGTCCAGTAGCTCGCCCACGAGGGGCCGGAGTCATCGTTGATCGTTTCCAAGCTGGCGTTGTTAAGCACCCATGTGTGCTTGTTGAACGTGTCCTCAGCGGGCACGCTCATGAGCATGTAAGAGCCGAACGCTGCGCCTGCAACCGCGGTAAGGTCTTCCCCGAGGCGCGCCTTGCTGACCATCATCTCGTTGTCGCGAATCGGCAAGCGAGACGTAATCATACTCGCCTGCGCCGCATCGAGCATCACGACGCCACCAGCGGAACTGAACCACGAGAGGCGACCATAATGAGAGACGATGGACTTATGCGACGGCGTCCCAATTTTGAAAGCTTCCGCCTGCATGTTCGTGGTCGTCGGCCATGAATCACGGTCGCGAATATATGCCTTGATCAACTCCGCTTCGTTCTGCGTGAACACAATCAAGTTCGGAGTGTCGGATGACGGAGTCACCGCAAGACCGGTCACTTCCGACTTGAACGCAAACGCGCTAATGCCGCCGAGATATGTATCCTCACGAAAAGAAAATGGATTGGCAGGATCGCTGGCGCGAACAAAATTTCGATGCGCGACCCATAGGCGGTCGCCCACCCACGCCATCGGCCCGCCCACCGGCGTTTCGAATGCGTTGTCGCGGATGTGGCCGGACTGAGACCCATCGTAGTATGCGGGGGCAGTCTCGCCGCCGTCTTGGATGATCAACACGTTGCGCGGGTCGATTACCTCGATGGCCGACGCAAAGTCAGTCGTTTTTCGGCGGGCGGATTGAACGGTCTGACACCAGAATACCTGCTTCGCCGAAGGAGACATCAGGACCCCGGGAATCTGTTTAAACGAGAGAAAGGGCCAGCCCGAGACGTAGAGCACGCCAGAGATGCAGACCACAATCTGCTCCACCCCAAACTGGGGACGAAAAAGAGTGCCGCCTTGAAGCTTACCGTCCGGGAGTTCGGTGACGCATCGATAGCCGGGGCGACAGCCCGGCATACCGCCGACGTTGATCACGTTCTCACCGCACCAGTAATACCCGAGGGGCAACTGAGCGGGGTCCGTGTCGGATTTCATCCCACGGAAGAACGAGCCGTCGTAATCGTAAAAGGGTTGTGAGGGCATTAGACAATGTCGTAGTCATGTTTGTCCGTGAGCGCACCCGAACCGTCCATCACCTGAATCGGGCTGACGGTCGTATTCGGTTCCACTTTATTCTGCGCTTCCAACTCCAGACGCGTAGCGTTGACTTCATACGCCTGCGCCTCCGCCAACTTTTCGTTAGAGTAATATTTGCGCGCCTGAAGGCCGAGCAAAAATCCTACGCGGCTGCGGAGTGGGACGTGATCATACAGACTGGTGAAAACGGGATTCTTGCGCATGTATGCGATGCGCACCCACGAAGCACCGCGATTGATCTTGATGCGCCGGAACTGCGGAATTTCCTCGTCGGGCTCATACACTCCGAGCACGATGTTGTCTTCCGTCACCAGCTTGACCGAGCCTGCGGTCCTCGCTTTGAAAATTCCTGTGATGCGCGCGATAGTCGGCGCTTCTGTGTCCGGGACTGCAACGCCATAGATGGTCGGGACCTGATAGCCGTCGAGCCACTGGCCATCCACCTGTCGGCGCAGCTTGTTTCCATTCGTGTCGTATCCGTAGACGATCAACTCTTTGCCGTTGTCATCAGCGGTCTGGAGGTGCGCAACAAGTCGGCGAGGTTCGCTGAGATCGCGATACGTGACGTGCCACGCGCCTTGATCTTGCCACGACCAATCGCACGAACACCGACAGTCGCCCATACCGTTGAGATGAAAATTGAAAAGCGTTCCGTAGCCAAGTGTGGGGCGTCCACCGATGTTCACCGCGATGACGGTCTCCACCTCGCGAGGGAGCGTGATGCAACGGTCGTCGCCGGACGTGCAGATATCAAGCCACGCCTTGAATCCCTCGAACTCGCCCTTGTTCGCAATCATCGTGACCGCGTCACCGAGCCATCGGAACAGCTTGGTGTCGTCACAGACCCCGATGATCTTGCGGGCTTCTTCTTCTACGTCGGCAACCCGAAACATATTAATAGCTTTCTTTTTCGCGAGCGGCCATGTGCGCGTCGAGGGCTTCCTCAGCAGACTTGTCGCGCTTGCTCGGGGCCTCAGTTTTCTTGGCCTCAACAGAGACGATCTCCTGAACCTCCACGGTGCAAGAATACGAGCCGTCCTTTTCCTCGGTGCCCCGGGCTTTCTTATACCGAATTACCATCAGCCCTTCTTTGGGAAGGTCCAGCGGCTCATCCTCGTGAAAGGTGATCGAAGGATAATATGGGTCCTCCGGCCCGAGAGGCGATGGCCCTTTCATAGGTTCGCCGAGTTTGATGTTGAGATTCATCTTCATATACTAAAAGGTGCGGTTTTTTAGGGGTTGACGATACCCTCCAAATACTTGATCACGGCGAAATTCATCTGCCGCGCAGTGCCTGCGCCACCCACGGTGTTCTTCACACCCGCCACGAAGCGCATCGCAGTCGCGGAAGCAGGAAGTTGCACCGTCGCCGTTTTAACCAAAGTATTATTGATATAGAATCGAACTTCAGAACCGCCGTTCTCCCACTCGATACGAAAATCCTGCGTGGTGGTTGTGGAAACGTTCACGCCCGTCGTGAAGACGTTCAAATTTGTGCCATCATACGTGACGACCTTCCACTCCGAATCAGTTCCGGCTGAATACCGAAACCCAACGAACGTCGTCCCCGGCGTGTCACTATTATTTCCGAACAGGGTAGCACCCGTATTCGCAGCCCAACCAATCCAACATCGATTTCCCGATGTCTCATTCAAATTACACAGGATGACCGATGTCATCTTATAACTCAAAAAGAACGTGCTCGTTGATGGGGCTTCATAGAATGCTGAGTTGTTCAGCGTCGTAGAAGTGCGAAGATCACGACCTTCCAATTTTGTTGAAGTGGCCGCAACCGGATTGCCGGAAGAAGCCGTAGAAGTCATCGCATTCCCCAAGCTGGTAGTCCCGCCGTTGTAAAAATAAATCGCTCGCTCTACGGCTACGTTCCATTGCTTCGTTCCGTCCGCGCCCGCTGCACCGTTTGAACCGGCTGCGCCGGTCGCGCCGGTATCGCCCTTATCACCCTTCGGGATAAAGTTCACCTTAACGATGTCGTTATCGCTGAAGGAACCGTTCGACACGATTCCCGCCACAGTGAAAGTATCCCACGATCCGTTATCCGTCAGCGTCCCGCTAATGGAGAAGACTGCAAACACCGAAGGATCGCTGTCCTTCCGCATTGTGAGAGTCCCACGAATCGTGGAAGTCGAATCGTCCCATGACGCGAGGTAAGCCGCCAACGCGTTTGCATCTCCATCCGTTTCCGAGATGTAGAGCGCCGTCGCGGACAGGAGAGTGGTATTATTAAATTGCAATTTGCCGGAACCGGGATCAGTTGCGGTCGTGGTCGTATCGTAAGTATACTTGAGACCCTGATTCCGGCCATCCGCACCGTTCGTCCCGTTGGACCCATTCGAACCGTTCGAACCGGCTGCGCCAGTCGCACCAGTTGCCCCAGTCGCGCCGGTATCGCCCTTATCACCAGTCGGGAAGAAATGAACCTTTACGACATCGTTATTAGCGAACACCCCAGTCGATGCTACGTGCGTTACTGAAAACGCATCCCACGCGCCATTGTCGGTGCGATTGCCAGTAATTTGAAAAATGGCGAACACTGAGGCGTCCGAGTCCTTGCGCATCGTGAGCACGCCACGAATCGTGGAAGTGCTGTCATCCCACGTCGCGAGATAGTTGCCGAGGGACAACACGTCACCATCCGTCTCAGAAATAAAGAGTGCAGTAGCGGAGGCAAGCGTCGCGTTGTTGAACTTCAGGAACCCGGAGCCGGGATCAGAGTTGGCGGTATTCGTGCTGTAAGAATACTTGATGCCAGCTTCACGACCGCCAGTTCCGCCAGAACCGGGAGAACCAGTCGCGCCAGTCGCGCCCTTCTTTTGGAAGGTCCAAACGATATTGTCCGCATTCGCAAAATTCCC